GGAGAAAGATTATATAGGGTTATGAATAAATTTATTACAATTAAATATGAATATCAAGGAAACGAAGAAGAATATAATCCAAGCTGGGCAAAAAGCAGTTGAAGAACTAATTAAAGTTGCTAAAGAACCTATAGTTGATAGTGATGATGATATATCAGCTGATAGATTAAAAAATGCAGCTGCTACAAAAAAGTTAGCTATATTCGATGCTTTTGAAATACTTAATCGTATAAACGAAGAAGAGAATATGCTTGAGGGTAAAGTTGAAGAAAAAAAAGAAACTACGTTTAAAGGTTTTGCAGAGGGTAGGTCAAAATGAAATACGAACAAAGCTTGTATAAAATAGTAGAACCAATAAGGTTAAATACTATTAAAAGATTAAATAAGAGCAGGAAGTGGGAGTATGGATATAACAAAGAAAGCAATGTGGTTGTTATATCTAAAACCGGTATGATTGGTGACGTTATAGAAATACAAGGCTTACATATAGCTTTACCCAAACAACCAAGTAATATATACAGTTACAGTAAGAATAAATCAGAGCAAAAGTGGAAACAGTTTCCAGTAAAGCCTGAGTTTAAAAAAATTAAAACAGTATTTGACTGGCAAGACTATCCTCTTGATTTTAAAGAAGAGCATTACGGTTATATAGACGAAGAGTTTAAAAGAAGAGAAGAAGGTTTTTGGTTTATGAATAATGGTAAACCAACTTATATAACAGGTACGCACTATATGTACTTACAGTGGAGTAAAATAGATGTAGGCGCACCTGATTATAGAGAAGCAAATAGATTATTCTATATATTTTGGGAAGCTTGTAAAGCTGATAGTAGATGCTACGGTATGTGCTATTTAAAAAACAGACGATCAGGTTTTTCATTTATGAGTTCAGCTGAAACTGTTAATTTAGCAACGCTTGCTAGTGATAGTAGATTTGGTATATTATCTAAGACTGGTGCTGATGCGAAAAAAATGTTTACAGACAAAGTAGTACCTATTAGTTTAAATTATCCTTTCTTCTTCAAGCCAATACAGGACGGTATGGACCGGCCAAAGTCCGAACTCGCATATAGAGTGCCAGCTAAAAAGTTTACACGTAAAAAAATACGTGAGCGTGAAGAAATGGATGATGTTGAAGGGCTTGACACTACTATTGACTGGAAAAATACAGGTGATAATAGTTATGATGGTGAGAAGTTAAACTTACTAGTTCATGATGAGAGTGGTAAGTGGGAAAGGCCTGATAATATAAAAAATAACTGGAGAGTTACAAAAACTTGCTTGCGTTTAGGTAGTAGAGTTGTTGGTAAATGTATGATGGGTAGCACTAGTAATTCGTTAGAAAAAGGTGGTGATAACTTTAAAAACTTATATAATGACTCAGATGTTACCAAGCGAAACAAAAACGGACAAACTAAGTCAGGATTATATTCTTTGTTTATTCCTATGGAATGGAATTACGAAGGATTCATTGACGAATACGGACAGCCTGTTTTCAATACTCCTAAAGAACCAGCACTTGATCCACAAGGAATAGAAATAGATTATGGCGTAATAGATCATTGGCAAAACGAGGCTGAAGGTTTAAAAGACGATCAAGATGCTTTAAACGAATTTTATAGACAGTTTCCAAGAACTGAAGAGCACGCATTTAGAGATGAAACAAAAAATAGTCTGTTTAATCTTATAAAAATATACGAGCAAATAGATTACAACGAAGGTAATAGAAGCTCTTCAGTATTAACGCTAGGTAACTTTCAATGGGTTAATGGTGTTAAAGATACAAGAGTTGTTTTTAATCCAGATCCTAATGGTAGGTTCGCTATAAGCTGGGTACCTAACGCTAAGTTGCAAAACAATGTAATAATAAAAAATGGAGTTAAATATCCTGGCAACGAGCACGTTGGCGCGTTTGGTTGTGACTCGTATGATATATCTGGCACTGTAGATAACAGAGGATCGAAAGGCGCTCTACACGGCTTAACTAAGTTTTCAATGGAAGATGCTCCAGCTAATACGTTCTTTTTAGAATATATAGCTAGACCACAAACAGCTGAAATATTTTTTGAAGACGTTTTAATGTCTTTAGTATTTTACGGCATGCCAATACTTGCAGAAAATAACAAGCCGCGATTATTATACTATTTACGAAGAAGAGGCTATAGAGGCTTTAGCATGAACAGGCCAGATAAAATATGGAACAAGCTTTCGACGTCTGAAAAAGAAGTTGGTGGTATACCAAACTCAAGTGAAGATATAAAACAAGCTCATGCAGCTGCTATTGAAATGTATATCAACGATCATGTTGGTTTATTACAAGACGGAACTTATGGAACTATGTATTTTAACAATACACTTAATGATTGGTCTAAGTTTGATATAAATAGAAGAACAAAACATGATGCTTCAATAAGTTCTGGTTTAGCTATAATGGCTTGCAATAGACATTTATACCGACCTAATCCAAAACAAAAAAGACAACCGTTAAATTTAAATATATCTAAATTTAATAATAAAGGAATTACATCAAAGATAATTAAGAATAAAATATGATATCAGATTACTCTATATATTTTCCATCGCAAGCAGTTAGCGATATGGAAAAGCTAAGTGAAGAATACGGTTTAAAAATAGCAAAAGCTATAAAACACGAGTGGTTTTCAGGTACTACATCTAAATATGATAATAGCAAAAACAATTTTCATAGATTAAGATTATATGCTAGAGGTGAACAGCCGATACAAAAGTACAAAAACGAATTATCTATAAACGGTGATTTATCTTATTTAAATTTAGATTGGAAGCCAGTACCTGTTATATCTAAGTTTGTTGATATAGTGGTAAATGGCATGGCTCAAAGAAATTACGAAATAAGTGCTTTTTCTCAAGACGAGTTTGGTATTAGTAAACGAACTGAATACATGGAATCTATGCTTCGAGATATGCGAGCTAGAGAGTTTGATAAGAGCGCTAAAGATTTATTTGGTATGGAGTTAAACGAAAATAATCCAGAAACTTTACCAGACACAGAAGAAGAACTAGCTTTACACATGCAGTTAAATTACAAGCAAGCTGTTGAGATAGCAGAAGAGCAAGCTATAAACACTTTGATGGAAGCTAGTGATTATGATTTAGTAAGAAGAAGATGTTTATATGATTTAACTGTTTTAGGTATAGCTGCTACTAAAACAACTTTTGATTTTAGTGATGGCGCTAGAATTAAATATGTTGATCCAGCCGATTTAGTTTACTCACATACAGACTCACCTTACTTTGACGATATATATTATGTTGGTGAAGTAAAAGAAATACCAATTAATGAGCTTGTAAAACAATTTCCAGGATTAACAGAATCTGAAATAGAAGAAATAGTTAGCAAGTCTGGTGGCAACCATTACAAAACTCCATCAAGAAAATACGATAACGATAGAAATAGAATAGAAGTATTGTATTTTAATTTTAAAACACATATGAATAATGTTTATAAATTAAAAGCGACTGCAGCTGGTGGAGAAAAAGTTATAGAAAAAGACGACGGCTTTAATCCGCCTGCTAGTATGGATGGTGAGTATAGAAAGCTTGAAAGAGTTATTGAAACTTTATACGAAGGTGTTTTTGTTTTAGGTTGTGAAAAATTATTAGAGTGGAGAATGTGTCCTAATATGATGCGATCTGATTCTAATTTTGGTAGCGTTAAAATGAATTATCAAATAACAGCACCAAGGATGTATGAAGATAGGATAGAGTCTATTGTTGGTAGAATAACTAGCTTTGCTGATATGATACAACTAACACACTTAAAGTTACAGCAAGTAATGGCGCGTATGGTACCAGACGGTGTTTACTTAGATGCTGATGGTTTGGCTGAAATAGATTTAGGTAATGGAACAAACTACAATCCGCAAGAAGCTTTAAACATGTTCTTCCAGACTGGTAGTGTCATAGGTAGAAGCTTTACTCAAGACGGTGATATGAATCCTGGTAAAGTGCCAATACAACAAATAAATAATAATGTTAATGGTGGTAAGATACAAAGTTTAATAACTACTTACAACTACTACATGCAAATGATTAGAGACGTAACCGGTTTAAATGAAGCTAGAGACGGTAGTTTGCCAGATAAAAACGCTTTAGTTGGTGTGCAAAAATTAGCAGCAGCAAACTCTAACACAGCAACAAGACACATACTACAATCAATGTTGTTTTTAACTGCTGAAGCTGCTGAGTGTTTATCTTTGCGAATAGCTGATATAGTTGAGTACTCTCCAACAAAACATGCTTTTATAAATTCTATTGGTGCACATAATGTTGCTACGCTAGAAGAATTAAAAGAATTATACCTTCACGACTTTGGTATATTTATAGAACTATTGCCAGATGAAGAAGAAAAAGCTATATTAGAAAATAATATACAAATGGCATTGCAACAAAAAACCTTAGATATTGATGATGCTATAGACTTAAGAGAGGTTAGAAATATTAAGCTAGCAAATCAATTACTTAAAGTTAAAAGAAAAAAGAAAATAGAAAGAGACCAAGCAATACAACAACAAAACATACAGGCTCAAGCTCAAGCTAATCAACAGTCGCAACAAGTGGCTGCTGAAATGGAGTTGCAAAAAATGCAAGCAAAGTCTCAAAGTGAAATACAACTAGAGCAAACAAAGAGTCAGCTTCAGTCTCAGTTTTTACAAAATGAAGTTAGTGCTAAAAAAGATTTGATGCAGTTTGAGTTTGATTTAAATTCTAAAATGAAAGAGTTAGAGTTACAAACTAGAAAACAAAGTGAAACTGAAAGAGAAGATAGAAAAGATAAAAGGGTAGATCAGCAGGCTATGCATCAAAAAGAAATGATACAGCAAAGAAAACAGGGTGACTCGTTTAATAAATTTGAATCATCAGGTAATGATATACTTACAGGAGGAGTGGACTTAGATAGGTTCGACTCTTAATATTTAATATTTTATAAAATTTTATTATGGCAGAAGAAAATAAAGAAGTTGTTGAAGAAACAACTGAGCAACCTATTGAAGAGGTTGTAAATGAAAAAACAACTCAACCAAGAGATGAAGATGGTAAATTTATATCTAAGTTTGATAGCTATGAAGATCCTAGCGTTACTAAAATAGACTTAGATAAACCACCTACTCAAGATGAGAAAACTGAAAAAGCTGAAACGCCACAAGAAGATGTTAAGGCTAAAACAACAGAAACTAATGAAGAGCAACCTACTATAGAGGAAGTTGTTGAAGAAGTTATTGAAAATAAAACAGTTGAAGAAGTAGAAGAAGCTGTAGAAGAAGCTGTTGAAGAAGCTGAACAAACAGGCAAACCACTACCAGAAAACATACAGAAGCTTGTAGATTTTATGGACGAAACAGGTGGTGACATACAAGACTATGTTAATTTAAATAGAGATATATCTAAGTTAGATGATACTGATGTATTAAACGAGTATTATAAATCTACTAAATCTCATTTAAATAACGAAGAGCGAAGTTTTTTAATGGAAGATATGTTTGGTATTGATGAAGAATTAGATGACGAAAGAACTAAGCGTAAAAAAGAAATAGCCCTCAAAGAGCAAGTTGCCGAGGCTAGAGCCTACTTAGACGGGCAAAAGTCTAAATACTATGAAGAAATTAAAGCTGGAAGCAAACTCACTAGTGAGCAGCAGAAAGCTATAGATTTTTTTAATAGATACAACAAAGATCAAGAGAATCAAAAGAAGGTATCTGAAGCAAATAAAAGAACATTTTTAAATAAAACTAATAATCTTTTTAACGACCAGTTCAAAGGTTTTGAATATAATGTTGGAGATAAGAAATATAGGTTTAACGTTAAAGATGTTGATAAGGTTAAAACAACACAAAGCGATCTTAATAATTTCGTCAACAAGTTTGTAGGCGAAGATAATAAAACTATTGAAGACACTGCGGGTTATCATAAATCTTTATTTACAGCTATGAATGCTGATACTATTGCTAAACATTTTTATGAGCAAGGTAAAGCTGATGCTATAAAAGATAGAGTTGCTAAAGATAAAAATATAAACTTAGAACCTAGAAAAACACACGGCGAAGTTAACGTTGGGGGCGTTAAGTATAAGGTTATAGGTGATTCTTCTTCTGATATTAGAAATAGATCTTTTAAAATTAGAAAGAAAAATTAACTTTAAAAATTTATAATTATGGCAATTTCAAATCCAGGTAATGGGTTAAATAGCGTGCCTGCTCCAAAGAAGCAAACGTTAGAAACTAATTACTTAGACCTTTCATCTACGGATGGTTGGGGTCAACAATACGTGCCAGACTTAATGGAGCAAGAAGCTGAAGTTTTCGGACCGAGAACTATATCAGGTTTCTTATCTCAAGTCGGCGCAGAAGAGCCTATGACTGCAGATCAAGTTATTTGGTCAGAGCAAGGTAGGTTACATTTATCTTACAAAGGTGTTTTAGTAAACGCTACAGGTGGTACTCAAAGTGCTGGTACTATAAAAATTCAAGCTGATATAGATGAAGCTGAGGATGTTACCGGCGGTTTAACTACTCACGGTATTAGAGAAAATGACACTGTTATTATTTCTAGTTCTGAAGGAGTTTGTAAGGCGCTAGTTTATGATGTTAGTACTCACACAATATCTGTTGCTCCTTATGGATCACAAGCTACGTTAGGTGATATAGGTTTTGCTGATACTTCTACTAATAAATCTATAACTGTACTAGTTTATGGTTCTGAGTTTGCAAAAGGTAAAGCTTATGGCGTTGCTGGTACTGCAACAAGTAGAGGTGCTAACGAACCACAATTTAAATCTTTTACTAATAAACCAATTATTATGAAAGATTACTACGAAGTATCTGGATCAGACGCTTCAAGAATTGGTTGGATCGAAGTAACTTCTGAATCAGGACAAGGTGGATATCTTTGGTACTTAAAAGCTGAAGCTGATACTAGAGCTAGATTTAACGATTATGTTGAAATGGCAATGCTAGAATCAGAGCTTGGTGTTCCAGGAACTGACTTTGTTGATAATGCTCTAGGATTAACTGGAGCTAACACAGCTGTTGCTACCACTGGTACAGAAGGTTTATTTGCAGCTATTGAAAAAAGAGGTAACATTACTACTGGCGTAACCGGCGTTAATGCTGCTACTGATTTAGCTGAGTTCGATGCTATACTAGCTGAGTTTGACAAGCAAGGTGCTATTGAAGAATACATGATGTTTGTTAACAGAGCTACTAGTTTAGCTATGGACGATATGCTTGCTTCAATGAACTCTTATGGAGCTGGAGGTACTTCTTATGGAGTGTTTGACAACGACGAAGACATGGCATTAAATTTAGGTTTCTCAGGATTTAGAAGAGGTTCTTACGACTTCTACAAGTCTGATTTTAGATACTTAAATGATAAAGCTACAAGAGGAAGTATTAATGATGCTAATACTGCTAATGCAATTAGAGGAGTTATGATTCCAGCTGGTACATCTACTGTATACGATCAGCAATTAGGTAAAAACCTAAAGCGACCGTTCTTACACGTTAGATATAGAGCTTCTTCAACTGATGACCGAAGAATGAAAACTTGGGTTACTGGTTCTGTTGGAGCTGCTACAGCTGCTTTAGATGCAATGCAGTTACACTTCTTAACTGAAAGATGTTTAATCACTCAAGGTGCAAACAACTTTATGTTGATGAAGTAAGACTATTTATTTATAAGGGCGGTCTAGTATCGCCCTTATATTTTTTTAATTTTTATTATATTATATTATGGCAAAGAAAAAAGAAACAACTAAGGTTGAAGAACCTATAGTTGAAGAAACAATAGCTGTTAAAGAACAGCCGGTTGTAAAAGAACAACCAAAGGTTGAAGCTCCTAAAATAAAAGCTAAACCAAAAAATACTTGGGAAATAAAAGATAGAATTTACTATTTAAAAGGAAATAAAAAACCTTTATCATACTCTATTAGAGCTTCTAATTTATTTTGGTTTGACGCAGAAAAGGGTTATGAAAGAGAAATAAAATATTGTCAAAATCAAAAAACAGTTTTTGTTGATGAAATGGTAGGACAGCAAAGACTTGAGCATATTATTTTTAGAAGCGGTAGTTTGTTTGTACCTAAAGAGCAAACTACTTTACAAAAGTTTTTATCATTATATCACCCACAAGCAAACGTTTTGTTCTACGAGTTTAAACCTGTAGCTATAGCTGAAGATGATATAGATAGACTTGAAATGGAAGCTGATGCAATACTAATGGCTAGGCAAATGGATATTGATATGATAGAAGCTATTATGAGAGTTGAGGTTGGATCAAAAGTAAATCAATTAAGTTCTAAAGAATTAAGAAGAGACTTATTATTGTTTGCTAGAAAAAATCCAGTTTTATTTTTAGAACTAGCTAGCGATGATAATGTTCAGCTTAGAAACTTTGGTATTAAAGCTGTTGAAGAAAATATTATTAAACTATCAGATGATCAGCGACACTTTATGTGGACGTCAACTAATAGAAAAATAATGACAGTTCCTTTTGATGAACATCCATATACAGCTTTAGCTCATTGGTTTAAAACTGATGAAGGTATGGAAATTTATTCTAATATAGAAAAAAGAATAAACTAGTAAGTTCAAACTACAAAACTATAGCCACCTTAACGGGTGGCTATTTTTATTTAGGGCTAACCTTTCACTTTATTATGTAACTATATTATAGTAAAATAGAAACAAATGGCAGTAGAAATAAACAGAGTATATCAAAAGGTTTTAGCTATAGCTAATAAAGAACAGAGAGGCTATATAACGCCTCAGGAGTTTAATTTATTAGCAGATAAAGCACAGATGGAAATATATAATAATTATTTTCATACAATTAAAATGGCTCAAAGAAAACCCAATAGTCAAGCTTCTTACGCTGATGAAGTAGAAATGACTGAAGAAAAATTACACCCTTTCCATGTTGATGAAGATGCTACGACGTCTACAGCTTCACTTAATTTGCCAGCAAATACTTTTAAAATAATAGGTATTACTAGAGGTGGAAACAAAGTAACTCAATTAAACAAAAGTGAAATATCATACACTGAAAATAATCCTTTAACAAAAGCTACAATTACTAGATCTACGTTCGTAAGAGAAGACAGCGGTGTTGTTACTATACATCCAGCTCCTACAGAATCAACCACTTTTGAAGTTAGTTATTATAAAAGACCTGTAGCGCCTAATTGGACATACGTTGTAGTTAATGGTAAAGCTTTATATAACTCTGGAGCAAGCGATGCACAAAACTTTGAGCTACATGCAAGTGAAGAAGAGAATTTAGTTTCAAGAATATTAATGTTAGCTGGAGTAATAATAAAACAACCTGATGTTTATCAAGCTGCTACAGCCGATACTCAATTAACAAAGCAACAACAAAATAGTTAATTATGGGATTATTAGACGGAACAACACAAAACCAATATTACGATTCAAGTAACTCTGCTAATTATGGTAATTATCAGTTTACTACTTTAGAAAATATAATAAACGCTTTTATGTTTGCTTATGTTGGTGAAAATAAAATAATATCTAAAGTTAGTAGAACTGATGTTCAGTTTCATGCTATGCGTGCGATACAAGAATTATCATACGACGTATTAAGATCTTTTAAATCTCAAGAAATAGAAGTACCAAACACGTTGTCTATGATACTGCCTCAAGACTATGTTAATTATATAAAGGTTTGCAGAGTTGGTGATGATGGCTTAGAAAGAGTTATATATCCAGCTAGAAAAACTTCTGACCCATTTGCTATAACTCAAAACGCAGATGGCGTATATCAGTTTACAGGTGATAACTTAACAGAACAAACACCTAGTAATACATCTGAAAACTTTACTAATCAAACTCCAGCTGATTTACAATTATACGATATAAACTATACTACTGATGTTGAGATAAGCACAGAAGGAAGAAGATATGGTTTAGAACCACAGTTCGCTCAAATAAACGGTACTTTTTTTATTGATCAATTAAGAGGTTTAATAAAATTTAATTCTGATTTAGCGGGCAAGACAGTAACACTTCATTATGTTAGCGATGGTTTAGGCACAGACTCTGAAATGGTTGTGCATAAGTTTTGTGAAGAAGCCTGCTATAAACATATAGCTTATGGAGTATTATCTACAAGATCTAACATACCACCGTTTATAATACAAAGATTTAAAAAAGAAAGATTTGCTGAAACTAGAAAAGCAAAAATAAGATTGTCAAATATTAAAATAGAAGAATTTACTCAAGTACTTAAAGGCATGGGTAAACAAATTAAATAGTTATGCCGGAAATTAAAAGAACTTTTACTGCCGGTAAAATGAACAAAGATCTTGATGAAAGACTTGTTCCTAACGGCGAATATAGAAAAGCTTTAAACATACAAATTAGAACTACTGATGGTGATGGTGATAGCGTGGGTGACGCTGGTGCTGTACAAAATATAAAAGGTAATTCAGAGGTAACTGGTTTAAATAAAATAAATATTACTAAAGATCCTTTCCAAGATGCTGGTGGATCTAAAATAGTAGGTAGCGTTAGTGATGAAAAAAATGATAGATCTTTTTTCTTTTTAGCAGCACCTTTAGTTCACAATGTTAAAGGTAAACCACCTTTAGATCCAGCGGAAGAAGAAAAACCGTTAACTCACTGGACTGATTCTATATTAGAGGTAAAGTCAGATGGTTCTTGCACACCTATTTTTGTAGATAAAATAGCTGTTACAGGGGGTTTAACAGATTTTTTTGCAGGTGATTTTACTACCACAAACTATAACACTATATCACTTACTGCAAATACTCAAACTTTTAATAGTGATCATATCAGAGTTGGCATGCGTGTCTACGCTGTAAATTCAAGTGGTGAACATTTAATTTTTAACGATACAGACCAAACAGATATCGGATGTGAAATAGTTTCTATAGACACAAGTGAAGCGCCACAAATAGTATTAAGAACTAATCAACAAAATCCTTTAAGTGGTACAGTTGCTATTAGTTTTATATCTCAAGAAAGAGTATTGCAGTTACCGTATAATAAGATAATTACTGGTGCTAATGTTATAGGTGATTTATTATTTTATACAGATGGTGCTACTGAGCCTAAAAGAATAAACATAGAAAGATCTAGATTAGGTACTAAAGAAAATACTCTAACAAGTTTCTTTGATACACATACTAAGCTTTTTGTAAAAAACCCGCAAATTAATGATGATGCCGCGGAGTTTGTTAATGTCAGTGAAATAGATACTGTCGCGACAGACGATGTTCTTAAAGAAAACATAACTGTAATTAAAAAGGCACCTAAATCAGCTCCAATACTGTATATGAGAGATACTGATAGAGAGGGTTTAATTGAGTTTAATATTAGTTTTGATTTTTTTCCTGAAGGGGCTGTTTTGCCACAGAACGGAGACAACTTTGTAATAACTGATGTTCCAGCGGAGGCCGATATATTAATTAACGATATATTAATTTTTACTAGTACAAACTCTGATTTAAATCCTTTAGTAATAAGAGCTAAAGTTATATCTACAGATGATTTATCTTCAGGTGAAATAACAATTGATTTAATTTTAGTAGATCCAGATTTAGTTAATAACGTTGGTATTACTAATTGGGAAGTTAATTTAGAACAAAGAAAAGCTATATTTGAAACTAAGTTTGGTAGAGTTGCTTATAGATATAAATATGAAGATAACGAATATTCTTCTTTTTCACCATGGTCTGAGCTAGCTTTTTTACCAGGAGATTTTTTATATAATCCTAGTAAAGGTTATAATAAAGGCATGGTAAATAATTTAAGAAGCTTGATTGTTACTGGCTTTATCCCAACTAGTCCAAACTTAAAACCAAGTGATGTTAAAGCTGTAGATATACTATGGAAAACAACTGATGATGCTAATGTATACGTAATAAAAACTGTAACAAGGCAAGTAGATTTAGAGTGGTTTGATTTTAATCTTTCTGAAAACTATAATAATGGCTCTGTTAAAATAACTTCAGAGCTAATACACAGAGTGCTACCGTCTAATCAAATACTTAGAACTTGGGATAATGTCCCTAAATCAGCTATTGCTCAAGAAATTACAGGTAGTAGAATTTTATATGGGAACTATAAACAAGGCTATGATATAACCGATCCAATAGGATTAAAGCAAACTATTATTTCTAATAATGTTAGTTTTCCTGTTCCTAAAAAATCTGTAAAATCTTTAAGAAATTATAAATGGGGTTTAGTTTTCGGTGATAAGTACGGTAGAGAAACAAGTGTTATAGCTAATGGCTTTCAAAACAACGAAGGAGAATCTGTAACTGGTGATGTTACTTTAGAAAAAAACTTATCTAGCAAAAGTAATAAATTTTTATTACAACAAACTTGGGAAGATATAGCCGCAACTCCTCCAGAATGGATGCACTACGTTAAATACTACGTCAAAGAAACATCTAGCGAATACTATAATTTAATAATGGACAGATGGTATGATGCTAAAGATGATTGCGTTTGGCTTTCTTTTCCTTCAGCTGATAGAAATAAAGTTGACGAAGAGACTTATCTTATACTAAAAAATGAACATGGTAGCCAAAACCCAGTTGATGAGGATGTTAGATATAAAATAATCGCTATATCAAATGATGCTCCAGATTATATAAAAACAATTAAGTCTAACTTTGGCCTTATTGAATTTAACATGGATGATGTTTACCAAAATGGTAATGCTCCTGCTAATAGTAGTCCAGTAAAAATAGTAGGGCAGACTGAAGTTTTATTAGATGCAAACAATTGGGAAGAAGATGGTAATTTGCAAAAAGAAGATTTTACAGATCAAGTTGAGGTTAGAATAGTAGGTCGATTTACTGACGCTGGAGGCACTGTTCACCAAGCAACTAGCTCTTTTAAAGAAGTTACAAAAGTTATAATTCCACCTACTGACGCTGGAGGTACTTACACAGGTGGCGGTGGTTTTGTTCTTAGTGAACCTTTTACAGAATCAGATGTTAACATGCTAGATAAGATTTCTACTATACTTCCAAATCCTGATGATATAACAATATCTAATATAGACGTAGATGGTGATCCTGATCAGATAAGATATTTTATGCAGTTTAGAAACTTGCAAGTTAGAAATAGAGCTGAATTTGATGGTAGGTTTTTTGTTAAAATAGAAAAAGACAACACATTAAGAACAAGAGTAACTTCAGAAGTTTCTAATATAAATTACGAAGTAAATTATGAAGTAGAAATAGCTTATTTACAGAACGAAACTTTACCAACATATTCTGGCGCAGCTAATTATCCTGCTACACTAAGTGGCTTTATTGGATCAGGACAAGACTTATATGGCATAAGTGGAACAACAAATGTCGGTTCAGATGGAAATCCACTAACAAATGGTTTTAGTTCAGGAGGTTTTTCAGCAGGCGGTCTTGCTACTACTCAAATTATGGAGTTTTTTAGTGATTATTTTAATTACTTAGAAGAAAAAGAAGAAGAAGAGTTTGCACTAGGTGAATTTAACTTAATAAATCCAGGCTGGATAAACACCTATGAAAGTGATTTAGCTTCACCAATTCCAGTTCCTAATTTTGGGCCTGGTAATAGTGATGCTACGTATATATTTTGGCAGAACTGGTGGAGTCAGGGAGAAGAAGCTGGACTTGGTAACACAAAAAGAAAAACTAGAATATTTTTAGATAATATTCCAGCTCATCATGGTTTTACTTTAATAAGAGATGGATTTCCTTCTGCTAATCCCTACTCATCAACTGGAGTTGGTGATGCTAGCACTATTAACGATTACACAAAGAGATATGATATATTACCTGATTTCAGCATGGGCGATATTATTTCTTGGTATTTCCCAGCTCCTATTGTAAATCCAAGTTGGATAAGTGGTTGGCCAGGAGGACAATCAATTCCAACTCAAGATGAACTTAGAGGTATTTACGGTCCTCATCCAAGTTTTGAAATGGAGCCTTATTCTCTTTATACTGGCGCATTACTTAGAGCGCTCTACGGCTATGTAGCAAGTGTTGAAAATGGCGGCTTTGGTCCTAATTACCAGCCAATTGGCTTTGGCCGAGGAGCCGCGCCTGAGGGCCAAATAGGACAAATGCTTTTTTCTACAATAGGTAGACACAATAACTTTGGTTCAGTTGGTAGTGTAGAACAAGATTTTTATCAAGACATGCAGACTACTGGAACTACTTTTAGATTTAAAGGTAGTAATATAAAATACAAAATAGTTGACATTATACAAGACATTAGTGATACTGGTTATGAATATACTGGTGACGCTACTATAAACTCTTATAACTATGCAACCACTTCAGATATTTCTGATGAACTAGCTTTGCGTCATAGTTTTATAACTAGATTTGTTAGACTAGATGCTGATGGAAGTGTTTCTACTTCTGGTGGAAACATTAATGCACTAGACTTAAATGATTTTGATCCTAGAACAAATGTTAATCATTGGGGATTAGCTGACGATGATGGCACTAGAGGTAGTTTTACAATAGAAATATTAACAGAAGAGCTTACTAGCGCTGAAATAAATGAAATAGATATAGTAACTCAATCAGCTTGTTGGGAAACTGAACCTAAAGATAGCACTGATATAGAAATATATTACGAGGCTAGTAGCGCTATACCAATGAGATTAAACTCTTCTAATATAGATTTTTATACTGGAGCTAATAGCGATTTAACCAGATTAACTACAACTAGTGTAAAAAATAGAAAACTAATAGATGGTACTTTAACTACACCTATTCCTAATAATATTGATTTTATTAGATTAGGGCCTTTTATTAGCGAGGTACATAATAACGATATTATAGAAATAAAGTTTCAAGATGTTGGCGGTAATATACAAAACTTTGACAACAATAATTATTTTGGTATAGATGATGAAATATCATTTACTCATTACGGTGGTTTAATTTTAAAGTCTAAAATAGTAGATCACATTCAAGAGTCTAATGGTGTATATTCTCCTCAAGCTAGATATGAAGTTGCTGGTGGTTTTGTTTCTTTAGCTGATCCAACAAGATTAACTTTTTCAATAACAGAGTTTGAGGTTACTACAGGCTTTGATACTATACCTTGGGTTGGCACTAATGTTATTGGAGATAATTTTAGTCCTGGAACTTTTGTTGTAAATATTCTAACGCCAACACAGCTAGGTGTAACAGATGTAGATGGTCTTCAAATACTTGATGTTTATATTTTAATATTAAGTCAACCAGCCACAAGTGGAGACGCTGGTACAGTTACTTTTGTATTAAATTCTAATTTATACCAAATAGATACAGAAGTTTATAAATTTCCAGTACAGTTACCATGGTTTAATTGTTATTCATTTGGTAATGGTGTAGAATCAGATAGAATAAGAGATGATTTTAATACACCTACTATAGATAATGGTTGTAGAGTTTCTTCAACATTTTTAGAGTATGGTGAAGAAAATATAGAAAGTGGATTAATATATTCAGGTTTGTATAATTCTAATTCAAGCGTTAACAACTTGAACGAATTTAACATGGCTGAAAAAATAACTAAAAATATAAATCCTGATTACGGCTCTATACAAGCTTTAAAAACTAGAGACGGAGATGTTGTTGTATTATCTGAAGATAAAATAATTAGAGTTATGTCGAGTGGTAAAGACGCTGTATTTAATGCAGATGGAAATCCACAGTTGACTGCTACAGACAAAGTTCTTGGAGCCGCTGTGCCTTTTGTTGGTGATTATGGTATATCTAAAAACCCAGAGTCTATGGCTGCTGATCAATATAGAATTTACTTTTCTGATAAACAAAGAGGAGCAGTATTGAGATTATCAAGAGATGGGTTAACACCTATATCAAGTGTTGGTATGAAAACCTATTTTAGAGAAGAGTTAAAAAAATGCGATAGTATAATAGGTACTTTCGATACGGTTAATGGTGAGTACAATATAACACTTAAAAAAGGTAGTCAATGGAACGATGTTGATGAAACAGTTTCTTTTAATGAAGCTGGTAAAGGTTGGGTTAGCTTTAAGTCGTTTATACCAAGTTGCGGTGAGTCTTTTAGCGGTAAATATTTTACAGCGTTTGAAGATAAGCCCTACGAACACCATGTTGACGACGTGTCAAGAAATAATTTTTATGGAACACAATACAACTCTGAAATATCAGTTGTGTTTAATGATGGACCAGGAGATATAAAATCTTTTAACGCTATAAATTATGAAGGTTCTCAAGCTAATGTAAGTCCATTTAATACTGTTTACTTAGATAGTAGTGGCAATGTTGTTAGCGAAAGCGATGCGGGCGCAACAGCGTTTACAGACGGTGAATATTACAATGTTTTAAACACAAACAAACTTGGTTGGTATTTAGATCAATTTAAAACTGATTTACAAGAAGGTTTAGCGAACGACTTTGTAGAAAAAGAAAACAAGTGGTTTAACAATTTAAGAGGCTTGCCTACAGCTAATGACCTTTCTAACTTAGACGCCTCTGAAGCTTCTGTGCAAGGCTTAGGAACAATACTACAAATAGATGGTGGGGTTGAGCCTAGTCAAGGAACGTTAACAATTTCTACCGCTGAAAGCGATCCGGGTGGTCTAAACAGTAGTGTTATTGAGCTATTAAGTAGTAGTAGTAATCTTTTTCAGCTCGCAGCAAATTCAAATTCTGATTTACATCCAAATAATCTTGTTTCTTATGGAGTTAATGGTGTATATCAAGGAGCTGCTGCATCTGGAGATAAATTAAATATAACTTTTGATGTTTACCTTGGCCAAAGTCAAAGTTTTGAAACTGGATATATTCCTGCTTGGGGTGGGTCAAGCAGCTTACAAGAGGCAGAACAGTCTTTCGCTACTAGGATTCAGTTAACTAACGGATTAGATTTTGATACATTTCAAGTTACACCAGGAATTCTTACTCAAGTTGAACTAGAAATAGAACTTACAACACAAGACATAACTATTGATGGTATTGTTTATCCTCAGTATCCTTCTAGCGATACTAAAATTATGATAAATCCATTTAGCCAACAACTTCAAGAAGGTGCGTTTATTTCGTTTGGACCAGGAGAGTTAACAGCTCGAGTAATAAATGCAGACGGTGTTACAAAAGCGTATAGACAATTTAATATCGCTAGCTCAACAGCCATTGTTAATACAATTCCTTTATTTTTTCAAATACAAAATATTGGAGTAGGTATTGAAGTAGAATCATTAAGCTTTGGATTTGATGTTCTTGAGCTTTCAATACCGCCTCAAACGGGTAATGCTAATGGTGTTGCTTTAGATGGAACTCAATTTAAATTTACATTGTTAGAAAACGAAATAACAGCAGATCAAAATGGTAACTTTAATATAGATTATACAAATGCCTAATTATACTATAACAAATTTTACTTCAAAAGAAACAATTGGCAGCTCTGTGTTTGCTGGAAATATGGTGTCGTCAGGTACTATGACTATAACACCTAGACCAAACCATGTTGTGTTTGCTTCTGATTTTTCTGTCTCGTCTTTACCTAACTTTGTTTCATCTGTATCTTTTTCAGATACTACTACCGCCGGCAAAATAGGCAATAAAGTAACAGTAACTATTAATCTTGATAATTCTCTTGCTATAGCAGGTAATACGAATATAATATTAGATATAGACGGCGATGCGAGAATATACGATCCCACTCTAGACACTTCAAGCTTTTTTTTAAGAATAATAGAAGACTCATCAATAAATGTAAACGCTACTTCATCTATTTCTGCAGAGTCTGGCTTTACTAAAAATACGCCAACAGCTAGTGGTAGTATTACAACAACAAAAATATCTGGTAACTTAACTATAAATCAACTAACAAAAATAGGTACTATATCTTTAAATGCTAATACTGGTTTTCATTTTATATCAACTCTTAGAATAAAATGTGTAAACATTAGTGATGAAGATATTATAATAAAACAAGCTAGTGTAACAAATTCTAATAATAGAGCAACTGCTTATACTTATAATTTATTTTTAAAATCTAATGTTAATATACCAGATTCTAATTCAGCTAGCATAATCATATACTATAAAGGTAAGTCTACACCAGTAATTAAAAAAGAAATAACGCAGGTGGATTTTGGTCCTTCAATTGTTTCTAAAGATGGAGAACTAAGACCTATAAAAATTATAGGTAATGTAGGTGCAGAATTTAATGTAGCAATAACTAATAGTAGCAACGTATCTGTATTAACTTCTAAGTATGCTAATAAAAGAATAGTACATCCATTTTCTGCAACACTAAGCGTTTTTAATAAACAGCTTTATGCTGTAGATAATAAAATCTTATCTTCATGTACTATTTTTCAAAAATTTCCCGCAGGCGCTGATACATATACTATAACTATATTTCCTTTATCAGATACTACACTAAAAACAGGAGTAGCTTCTACTTATACTATTAATCAATATGCAGATCCGACTATAACTATAGTTGCGGTAGAAGGTAGCGGTAGTCCTAATTATAGTGTTACAAACGTTGATAGAAAAAACTTTACTTTTAGAGCTAACTCTGACCCTAGATCTTTAGGTGTTACAAAGCCTTATATTTTTGATATCAATATAGTTTGTGATATACCTGGTAGTGAAACATTTTCAATAACAAAAACTCCAACTTGGTCAAGCACTAATCAATCAAACTCTGACTGGACAAACTCTGTAGCAAGTGATAACGGAGGAACTAAAATAGAAATTTTTGATATAGCTGTTGCTCTTACGAATAGCAATAGAACCGCTACCATAACAGCAAGAGCTATAGTTAAACAATACGGAAACGCTAACGTAACAATGAATTTAGACGTAGATAATATATTAACAGCATCGTAAAATGGCAGTAACTTTTCATATAAACAAACAAGATTATCCTTCATTACAGGTTGGTGATACAGCTTATTATGTTCCAGCTGATAGTTTAAATACCGTTGGTGGGTTTAATATATTTGGAAGTAGTAGTGGCGATCAAAACACTGAGTCTAATTTAGTAACTATTGGTAAAGTAAGTGGAATATCTACAGGTACTAGTGGCTCTGTTACTACTACCACAGTAATAATAAACGATATTCCTAGCGATTTTATTAATCCCGCCGCAGGAAGTTATTTATTATTTTCTAAAGACAATACTGTAAACCTGTCTTCTTTAGTTGGTTATTTTAGTGAAGCAACAATGGTAAATAACTCTACAGAAAAAGCAGAGATGTTTGCTTTATCATGTGAAATAGTACCTTCTAGTAAATAATAAGTAAAAAATGTAACTATATATTAGTAAAATAAAGAATATGAGAAACGAGAAAGAAAGTCCAAATAAATTTGCTCCTGCAGTATTAGCTGGCGCTGCTGCTGTATCAGCAATTACTGGTGTTTTTGGAGCTATTTCAGCTGGTAAACAAAAACGTGCGGCAGAAAGGCGAGAAAGAAAAGCTAGAGAAAGAATGAAAAGATTAGAAAATATATATGCTAATCTTGACACTAGTAATCCATTTGAAAATCTAGAAAACAAATTTGAAGACTTAACAGTTAATCAACAACAAGCTCAATTTCAAGCGCAACAAAATCAACAACAACAAGCTAATATAATGTCTAATTTAGCTGGGGCTGCTGGTGGTAGTGGTATAGCTGCTTTAGCTCAAACACTAGCGCAGCAAGGTCAAATAGCTACTCAAAGAGCTTCTGCTACTATAGGCCAACAAGAAGCTATGAACCAAAGATTAGCTGCTCAACAAGCTGCTAGAAATCAAGAGCTAGAAGCTAAAGGCGTACAAATACAGCAAGATAAAGAAATGGCTAAACAAGGTACGCTATTAGGTATGGAACAAAGTAGAGTTGCGGCTTACATGCAGCAAGCTCAGCAGGCTGATCAACAAAAATTTGACGCAATAACAGGAACTGTAGGTAATTTAGTAGACTTAGGAATAGCTTATTCTGGTCAAAAATCTGGTCAAAATTAAAATAATATAATATGGCAAAAAGTGATGTTAATTTAATTAAAGGTGCTTACACTGCAGCAGGTGGTGGTATAAAAGACTTAGGTTTAGCTGGATCAAAAGCTTTAGCAAAGATTAGCGATAAGTTTATGGATGTTGCTGTAGACGAAGTAGAAAGCAGATCTAGTGAGTTTGAAGATTACATGAACTTTGAGTTAGAAAAAGACCCAGGCTTAAATGAGCAAGAGTATAAGGCTAAGTATGAAGAGTTAATGAGCCAAAGAAGTAGATTTATTCTTGGAGATAATATTACAAGAGGTGAGATGTTGAGAGAAATGAAGCAGTACAATGCTCAAGTTACAAGACTAGATGACGCTAAAAAAGATTTAGTTGAAGGAGCCAAAGAAGACTCTGACTTTTTAAAAGGTTGGGGCTTTAGCCCAGAAGCTAGAGCTATAGGTAAGCAGTTAAAAAATGGAAAATCTGTTATGCATAATGGTAAATTAGGTTATTTTGTAGATATACCTGGTTTTGGTAGAGAATTTTATGCGGCAGATGATTTAGATAATATAAGAGAGCAATATAGTTTTGATCAAACGTCTAGCGATGTATTATTAAGTTTAGCTGCTAAAGCTAAAGAAGAGGGTAATCGAGTTGCACTTATGGACTTTAATCAATACAAGCCTTTTGATTTTGAAACTACTTATAAATTAGTTAAAAGCAACTTAACAAATAGAGGTAGTATTCATTCACTAGCTACACATGAAATAGGAACTAATGTTTTTAAAGATGATTTAATAAATTATTTAAGTAGAAAAACTTATAGCGATTTAGGCGTGCAAACCCCAACTAGTATTGGTAGAATACCTAGTAACGTTTTAAAAAAAATGGACCCTACTAAAGGTGACGACATGATAACGCCAAAAGATGCTAAAATAATATTTAATAATTTAATGGCAGATAAAAGTTTAGCTAGAAAAACTTTAACAAATTACTACACAGCTTATGTAGAAAACCAATATAACTCTTCTTTTCCAAGAGAAAATATAAACCAAAATTTTAGAGATAGGGGCGGCTTTGTATACTTTGATTTAATGGGTAGAGAAGTGCCAGCTAATGACCCTTCAGCTGTAACTAAAGCAGGTCCTGATGGCAAACAAATTCCATTAAAAGAAATTAGTACAAACACTGACTACGCAGAATAAAATTATTATTAACGGGTAACTAACGAAACAGTATGAACAAAATTTATTTAGTTGATGGCAAGCCATATGAAGTGGGGCCATCAAAAGAACAACAATTCTTAGAAGACTTTAAAGATAAAAACCCAATATTACAAGACGATGAGTTGGGAAAGTCGACAGGGGCGAGTCAGCCCCGAAACAATCAACAAAATACGGAATCACCATCGGAAGATATTTCTTTGGACTTCACATTGAGTCCAGAAGTTCTTAACAATGTATTAAAATTTAAAAATCAAAAACAATTTGATGATAGATTTGTTAGAACTGACAATCTATCTGTTGCAACTAATAATAGAGTAAACATTGATTTTGGTCTTAAACAAAAAAAAGATAACGAAGAAGATTTACAATATAACAATACTGTAAATAAGTATAAAAAATCTAACAAAACAGATTACGATATATTTTCTGATGATAAAAATACTTTTTCTAGTATAGAAGAAGCTAACAAAGCTATACAAAATTTTGATAAAAATAAAATAAATAAATACACGGTTGTTAATCCGCCTATTGGCAAAAACTTACGACCATCAGTTTCAACTTTTTATTATGGAACTGATAGCAATGGAAACACTTTCAATGTTAGCGATACCGATCCTACAACTAAAGAAAGATTTAATGAAATAAAAAATTTACAAGATCAAATAGATAAATCTAAAAATGTTTTAGAAAGTGGTTTTAGTGATGTATATAAAGGTTTAACAACATCTCAAATTAATAGAAAGTTTGATGAAAATAAAAACAGACCCGCTAGCTATTATACCGAAGATGAAAAGCCTTCAGAATTTGAAACTATTAATGAGCTTGACTACAACTACAAGCAACTTGAAACAAGCTTTAATAAAACTTTACCAATATTTAAAAAATCTCAAGAAACTAAGCTTGAAGAGCTAACAACAAAAATTCAAAACGAATACACAGAACTGTTAAATAATCCTGAAATAAACGCAAGAATAAAATCAGACCCTCAGCTTAAAGATATATTAAGACAAGTTGAAAGCGGTCAAAAAAACTTTTTTCTATATGGTGAAGGCAAGAAGTTATTTGATGATTATAGAAATAAGTGGAGCGAGTTTTCTAAAACAGAAGAATATAAAAATATGAGCAGCGCTGAAAAACAGCAAGCTTTAAAAAAACTAGAAGATGATTTAGACAAAGAGGCTAATCTGCTAGCTGAAGAAGCATTTAAACCAATGCTAGATGCTTATAACAAAAGGTATGAAATAGTTTCTAAGTTTCAACCTGAAATACAGGCTATAGACGAGAAATATAGTAATGAATATAAGCAGAGTTACGATAAAGATTTAAAAGACTTTATGAATGGTAACTTTGATGTTTATAAAAAGTGGGATATAGGTGCATTAGAAGAGATAAGTGAAGATTTATTACAACAAGGTTTAATAAATAATGAGGTTCACTACGAAGATAAAAAACAAATGCTAGATGAAACTCTTAAAAAGTATTTACAAATATACGAAGAGCAAGAGCTTATAGACAGTGTTGAAGATAGACAGGCTTATATAACAGAATACTATAATTATTTTTATCCTAAATTAAAATACCAACAAAAAGAAGAAAATGGCGAAAGAATTTTAAGTCATTTTTATAATAAAGATTTTGCTAGTTTATTAAAAAAAGAAGTAGATAAAATGAGAGGTGATATATCTATTATTAAAGATACACCTCAGTTTACAGAAATGTACAACGCTTTAGATTATGAAGATAAAATAAAAAAAGGTTTATTAGAGTATAAAAGTGGAGGTTATTACAGAGTTCCACAATATAAAATTAATTCTTACAATCCTAAGCTAGAAGAAATTAAAAAAGAAGTTATTGAAGATGGTTTTAAAGGCAATGATATAGATCAGGAAGTAGCTAGAAGGTATTACGCAGACGTGGAAGCTACGCTAGATCAAATAAATTACTGGGCAGATAAAGTTTTAGACGATCCTGAAAGTATGCGTGACGCTCCACTTAATAGCGGTTTGTTATTAGGTTTTAGTGAGCTGTTTGAAAGAGAAAAACTTCCTTTTGTTGGAGCTCTTATAGATTTTAAAAATGACAAAAGAGTTAGAGATGCTGCTAATAAACCAGATGATAAATTAACTCCTGAAGATAAGTTGTTACTAGCTATGTCTGAAATTAAATCTAATTCAGAGCATGCTAAAAGTCAAATATCTAATGGTTATAGAATAGGTAAAGGACTTGGAGAAACAGCACCTTTTATAGCTGAGTTTATTGCTACTGGTCCTGCTTTTAGAACTGCTTTTAGTACAGCTAAAGCTGGCGTAAACATGGCTATAGCTAGCAAGTACACTAAAAAAATAATTCCTAGTCTTGGTAAAGCTAGAGTTTCTAAAGATGGTAGCAGGTTGTTGTTTGTAAAAGGAAATAAAGTTAGACAATTAGGTACAGATTTTATTGCGGGTTTAATGGGTGTGTCATCTCAAACAGCTGCTAACCCTTTTCGTATAGCAGCTACACAAATGGACTTGATGACAGATGAGCATATGATGGCATTTAGTTTTACTGATGACGAAATGGCGCAGATAGATATACATACTGCTAGTGGACCTAAAGGTAAAGATCTTGAATTAAAAGAAGGTTACAGTAGAGGCGAGGCATTAAAAAGAAGTTTTTTAAAAAATGCTTCTGAAACTTTTACTGAAAGAATAGGTTATTATATACCTTCTGTTTTTAAAGGCGGTATGAAAGTTTTAAAAAAGACACCGTTAAAATCTTTTACTGAATCTAAAAATTGGAAAAAAATAGCTATAGGTCAGTTTATGAGAAAAAATGGCATGGCTACTCCTGCTGATTTTTTAAATTGGTCAGCTAAAAACGCTGGTTATAATGGGTTTACCGCTGAATTTATTGAAGAATTAGTTAACATGCCATTGTCTAATTTAGCTGATGGTAGAGGCAAAGCTCTTGAAGGTATAAGAAAATACGACGAATTTGGTAATGATTTAGGTTTTGATTGGAGAGGTATGCGAGAACTTGCTAGTACAGTAGCTTTAGTATCTGCTTCTTTTGGTGGTGGCGGTATAGCTTATGGTAAAGCTATGGGTTATAAGCCTGCGTATAGAGAGGTTGACGGTATTATGTATGACAGTCAGTCTGAGTTTATGGCGGCGCTTAGAAAAGCCAAAAGAAATGGTAAACTAAATAAAGATTTACAAATAAAAGTATACAACGACTATGTTACGCTTGATGACGCTATGAGTTATTTAGAAAAAAATAAATTATCTGCAGACCAAGTAAAAACAAACTCTCCTGAAACAAAACTTAATAACACAGCAACCGAAACAGAAATACAAGCTGAAATAAATAAAACAGACCCTAAAAAATCTGTTAGATTATCTGAGATAAATGAAAGAATATCACAGCTAAAGCTTGGTCCTAAGAGTTCTAAGTCTCAAAAAGAAATAAGTGATTTAACAAAAGAAAAAAATGAAATTATAGCACCTGTAAAAGATGTTATAATAAAAAGAAAAAACACAGAACAGTATAAGCAAACTGTAAAAAAGGTAAGAGCTATAATTGAAAAACAAAAACTAAAAGAAAAAGGTTTAATTGACGTCGTTGAAGGCAAAACAAATGCAGAAGCAGAAGCTAAAGTTTTAGCTAAGTTAGGATTAAAAAGAAACTCTGATAAAAAAATAGTAGACATAAGTACTGGCAAGGTAATAACTGAACTTGAAAACAAAGAAACTAAAAAGAAAATAAACATAGAAAGCTTTTTAAACGAAGCAAAAACTGCGCATGGTTATTTTTTAACAAACGAAATGTTACCAGAAGGACAACCTAGTTTCATTGTTTTTAATCAACAACTATCTGTTGAGACAAATGGAACTAATGTAGCGTCACACGAGTTTTTTCATTTCTTTTTACAGGAAACATTAAACAAAAGCCCTGAGCTTAAAATAGCTTTAGGTGCAGCGTTTGAAGCTCATTTAAGAAGTATAGACCCTAGGATGGTTAGAGATGGTGAGTACAGAAAAAGACTAAATAATTATTTAAACGCTGATTTAGAAACTAAAACCGAAGAAGGTATGGCTTTGTTTTTAGATGGCTTAGCCACGGGTAGTATGAACTACAATGACGGTATGATGGCTGGTATAAGCGCTATATTTAGAAACATAGGCCATAACCTTGGTCTTCAAATAGAACTTAACTCTGGTCAAGACGTTTATAATTTTATAAAAGACTTTAACTCTACAATACAACGTGGTGATTTTTCAAAATCATTTAAAGAAGCTTTTAAAAAGAAAATAAAAGTAGGTGGTGCTGTTAAAGAACTAGCTGAAAGCTCTGAAATGAAACAAGCTGTACAACAAGATAAGTTTAAACAGTTGTTGCTTAGCGTTTTGCAAAAAGAAAAAGGAGCTAAATTCTCTATGCCTGAAGATGACCCAATATTTTCTGTATTTCCTAACGTTACTTCTGAACAAATCGTACAAAAAAATGCTGAGATATATAACAAGATAAAAGACATAGCTAATAAAGAAAATATTACTATGAAAGAGGTGTTAGACAGAGATGATAGGAGAACTCAAAGATTAAAACAAGAGTTGGTAGTTTACAATCATAAAGCTGCATTAAAAAATGCTAAAGAAGCTCATAATTTTATAAAAAATAAATTAGCTAATACAAACTTCCTTGCGCCACCATTAGCAGACGTACAACAAGAAATGCTTGCTGAGCTAGTGTTGTTAACTAATAGATGGGATCCAAGTAAAAACGATGCTTTTGGTGCTTATGTTCAAATGCCTTTAGGCTTACCAATAAAGAAAGGTCAAGTTGTTAGAGCCGCTGCTAAACAAGCTGGAAACACTGTTTCACTAGATGAAATGAGAGAAAATGGCTTTGACACATTTAGCGACGTGACTTCAACTTCTAGCTCTACTAACATAAGTAAAGTTGGTAGTTTATTTGTAGCAGACTTTTTAGGCATAGACAGAAACAACATACAAGATATAGTTAGTAAATCTGATTTATCTAAAATAATAAAAAAACCTAGCTATAAACAAGTAAAACAAGAAGTTAAAACCGGCTCACTTAAATCTGTGTTAAAATTATTTGCAGATGCTTTTGGTGTGCCTGCAAAAAAAATATCAACAGCTTCAAACTTAGATGCTAAACAAAGAAAAGCGGCTAGAGATTTAATAGTTAAATTAGCTGAGAATAATAATTTAATGGAAACTTTTTTACCAGACGGTACAGACGCTTCTGGTAAAGCGACTGGTATAGCTAACACTAAGCTTGGTAGTTTATATAAAGAAGGCGCTCGTGTTAAATCTGCGACCACTGGTAGTACCCAAGGCTTAACTGAGCAAATAAAACCTGAAAATGTAACCAACAAACAAGTGCTAGAGCTTTTTGGTATTGACGAAAAAGGAAATATACTTGATAAAAAAATTAAACAAGAAAAGTATGATGGCGCTATAAGAGAGTTTGTTACTAACATGGCGGCATTAGGAGCTAATCAAGAAATAAGAGTTACTAATCCTGAGCTACAGTCTATAGGTGATCCAAAGCCTAGCGTTATGTTTAGCCAACCTGCAATTAATAGTAATCTTAAAAAAGGTGATTTAATAAATTCACTAGCAACACAACAGGTCGACGGTGTAGCAACTGTGCTAGATCAGTTTGATCAAGGTTTAGTCAAGATAGATTATCTTCTAACAAATGTGCATGGAAAAGAAGTGAAAGGAGGTATATACAGAATAAAAACTAAAGAAGATGTAAAGCCCTTTATAGATAATTTAATTGCTTCTGGATTTTTTAAATCTTTACCTTTAGATTTTTTCTTTCAAAGAAAATCTGGAAAAAATTCTAGACATGCATACTACAAAAAGACCTTAAAAGAAACTGGTCAAGGTGCTGAGACTAATGCTTCTATATTTACAGGTGGTCACAAGCTTTTTGGATTTAAAACTAGTAAAGATCCAGCTTGGGCAGAGGTACAAATACAAATGCAAGAACTTTACAACGAGCACAAAGATGATGCTAGCTTTTGGGGTAAAGATTTTAAAGGCGTTAACATGAAAGAAATGTATGCCCTTAGAAACAAATACAACTCTCTTTTCTTTACTGGTGAAAACTTTGATCTTAAAAAAGCTAGAGCAAATAAAAAAGAAGTATTAAAGTTTAACGATCAAGTTGGTAAAATACACAGGCAAATGTGGGAAAGATTTGCAGAAATGATAAAAGATAATAAGTCTAATGCTAGAGCTATAGGTACTTACTTATCTCTTGTTGGAAATGATAGAAACCACTGGCACAAACTAGGTGCGCAAGTGGCAGGTTATTCTACAAAGCTGCAGCCATTTTTACATAAAGGTAAAATGGAAACTAAAGTAGAACTTGAACACGCTATGCCAGCTACTCAAGCTTATTTATATTTGCTACACTCTGCTTTAGGTTTACCTAAAAAAGAAGGCGAGGGTGTTGATATAAACTTTAATGAAGCTTATAATAGTATAATAAAAAATTATAAGTTAATAATACTAGATAAAGCTATGGACCATAAGCTTACATCTGCTAAAACACTTAGAACAAAGAAAAGCTTACAGAAGGTAATGCCAGACGACTGGAGCGTAATTGATGGTTATTTTTGGCAAAGATATTTTAATGATTTAGTAGCAGCTAACAACGGAGGTATAGACCCTTCTACGTTAGAAGATCTTGATGGAGTAACATTTGATGTTAAATATAACATTAACGCTAGTGGCTCTATTAAACTATTTAAACCTACTTATACTACACAAGTTAATCAAAACATACAAAAATCATTTAGTAACTCAGGTAAGTTTAGTAGATCAGGAGAAACAAGAGGTATGTCAACATTTGATTTTGATGACACATTAGCTAAAACAAAGTCAGGGGTTAGAGCAACACTGCCCAATATGGACGGACTACCAAAACCAAATCGTAAAGTTATATTTTTAGCTGGCGGTGCTGGTAGCGGCAAAGGTAACGTTGTTAGTAAGTTAGGTTTATCTGGCATGGGTTTTAAAATAGTAAACTCAGATATATCATTAGAGTGGCTAAAGAAAAACTCGGGATTACCAGCTGACATGAGAGATCTAACACCAGAGCAAAGAAGTACTTTAGGTAAGCTAGGTCATCAAGCTAGACAAATAGCTAGAAACAAAATGATGAAGTATCAAGGTAACGCTAATGGAGTTGTTGTTGACGGTACTGGTGGTAGCGTAAAATCAATGCAGAAGCTCGTAGATGAGTTTAAATCTAAAGGATATGATGTTAGCATGGTTTTTGTAGAAACCTCATTAGATGTCGCCTTAGCACGTAATAGAGCTAGACAAGAACGTTCACTGTTAGATACTATAGTAAAACGTAATCACGAGGCTGTACAAAATAATAAACCTGCATTTAAAGAAATGTTTGGTGATAGGTTTATGGAAGTTAATACTGATAACTTAAAACAAGAAGATCCTATGCCTGTTGACATAGTTCAGCAAATGGATGACTTTGTTTCTAGTTACGAAAAGCTTAGACTAGATGCTGAAGAGTTTGCCAGTCAAGGTGATGATATATTAAAACAAGGTGGAAGCTTTGACTTTTCTGAGTTTAACGAGGTTGTTGATGGAACACCTGGCCCACTGCTTAACAAAGCAAAACAAAGAGCTGAAAAGTTTGGAACTGATAACATGTTTGTATTAACAGCTAGGCCTGCTGCTTCTGCTTTAGCTATACAGCAATTTTTAAAATCACAAGGTTTAGATATACCAATAGAAAATATAACTGGTTTAGCTAACAGTACGGGTGAAGCAAAAGCTGAGTGGATGTTAGGCAAGTTCGCAGAGGGTTACAATGATATGTATTTTGTTGATGACGCTTTTCAAAACGTTGAAGCTGTTAGAAAAGTACTAGATCAACTAGATATTAAATCTGAAGTTGTTCAAGCTAAGGCTAAATTTAGTAGATCTGCTAGCTCAGAACTTAACAATATGATTGAACGTAAAAAAGGCGTTGACGCTTTTAAAATATTTTCTGAAGCAGAAGCTAAAAAAAGAGGTAAGGGTATAGGTAGGTTTAGAATATACATACCACCATCAGCCGAAGACTTTAAAGGTTTATTATATTATTTTATGGGTAGAGGCGAACAAGGTAATAAAGACATGAAGTTTTTTGAAGACAACTTGTTAAGGCCTTTTGCTAAAGGTATAAGGGCTTGGAATACATATAAGCAGAACATGGTTAATGATTATAAAAATCTTAAAAAACAATTTCCTAAATTAAAGCTAAATAAAAAAATACCTAACTCTGTATACACTAATGACACATCTGTAAGAGTTTATTTATGGGACAAAGCTGGGTTTGATATACCTGGTATATCTAATTCTGAAAAGCAAATGTTAATTGATAACGTTAATAATAATACTGATTTAAAATCTTTTGCTGACAGCTTATCTAAAATAACAAAAAGAACAGAAGGTTACATAGAGCCAACCGAAAACTGGTCTATAGGCTCTATTGGTACTGACTTGAGAACTACCGTTAATAAAGTTGGTAGAAAAGAGTTTTTAGAAAACTGGATAGAAAATAAAAACTTAATATTTTCTCCGGAAAACTTAAATAAAATAGAAGCTGTATACGGCACTAGATTTAGAGAAGCTTTAGATGATATATTATACCGTATGGAAAATGGTGGTAATAGAAAGCAAGGTAGCAATAGAGTTGTTAATGATTTTAATGATTGGATAAATGGTTCTGTTGGTGCTATTATGTTCTTTAACATGAGATCAGCTATACTACAAACACTTTCTACTATTAACTTTGTAAACTGGAGTGACAACAATATATTCAAAGCTTCAGCTGCATTTGCTAATCAACCACAGTTTTGGAAAGACTTTACGATGCTATTTAACTCTGACATGTTAAGACAGCGAAGAGCTGGTTTGCAAATGGATATGAACGCTTCAGAGCTAGCAAAAAGCTTTGCAGAAAACGGTTACTCGCCAACGACTGTTATAAGTTATTTGTTACAATTAGGTTTTAAACCTACACAAATAGCTGATAGTTTTGCTATAGCTTTTGGTGGCGCTAGTTTTGTAAGAAATAGAATAAACACGTATAAAAAAAGAGGTTTATCAGATACTGAAGCTAAGAATAAAGCTATGTTAGACTTTCAAGAAATAGCAGAAGAAACCCAGCAGTCTTCAAGAGAAGATTTAATATCAATGCAGCAGGCTAGTGTATTAGGTAGATTAGTGTTAGCGTTTCAAAACGTAACAATGCAGTATGGTAGACTAACAAAGAAAGCTTTATCTGATTTAGTTAATCGTAGAGGCGATACTAAAACTAATATATCAAAAATAATATATTATGGGTTTGTACAGAACGTTGTGTTTGCAGCTCTACAAAACGGTTTATCGTTCTTATTATTTGGAAGTGACGACGAAGAGTTAATAGATGACAAAGCAAGTAGAGCTTTTAATAGTGCTCTTGATAGTTTTTTACGTGGTATGGGTATACATGGAGCTTTAGCGTCGACTCTTAAAAATACAGCTATAGAGTGGCAGAAACAAAAAAGTGCTGGCTTTGGTAAAGAAAGACCAGAAAAGATAATGCAGGCAGTAGTAAACTTATCTCCACCTGCTGGTAGTAAAGTTAGAAAAATAATGCAAGCATATTATTCTGATGCTTATAATAAAGGCGTGCCAGAGCAATTAGGTTGGAGATTAGAAAATCCTAATTTTGCTATGGCTGCTAGTTTAACTGAAGCTTTAACTAATATACCGGCGGCAAGATTGTTAAACAAGGCTAACAATTTAGAAGAAGCTATAACAGGTAGTCACGAACCTTGGAAGCGAGCTGCTTTAGTTGCTGGTTGGGATAAATGGAGTTTAGGTATTAAAGACGAAGAACTTGAGCAAGCAAAAGAAGATGCTAAAAAACAAAGAGCTAGAGACAAAAAAATAAATAAAGATAAAAAGCAAAAAGAGTCTGGGCAAAAAGAAGTTAGATGTCACGGTATAAATTCACAAGGAAATAGGTGTGGTTTAACGGCTGTTACAGATGTTAAAAGATGGAAATGTTTTCACCATAGAAATCAATAATATAAATAAACGTGTAATAATACTATAGTATAACAAAAACAAGTAAATTATGATTAATTGGATTAATTCCTGGAAAGCAGGTAATAAGAAAGAAAGATATGAATTAACACTTAGATTGGGCACGTGGACAATATTTGAATTAATGTTTTGCCCTTGCGTAGTTTGTAATAATAAAAACAAGTGTGCTAGGTTTAGATTTATGATTTTAAACTTTGGCTTTGAAATATAATGAAATTTATAGGTCAGTTTATACAAGACTTTATAGCTAGGTTTCGTAATGACGTATACTTAGAAGATATCTCTACTGGCACAATAGCCAGTGGAGGTAACTTAGGTTTAGATGCAAACAATAAAATAGTAAAAGCAGATACTAATGCTGGTGAACTAAGTATAACAAATGCCACTGACAATTTGGTTGTAACATCAACAGGTGGTACAGGTTTAAATGCGGAATCTGGACTTCAATTTACTACTTTTTTAAGAGTAAACGATACTACTGGTGATGTTAAAATTGGAGCTGGAAACGCACCGTTTGGATACAACCCGGATGTACTAACTTCTCCTTATGGACAAATTACATTTGAAAGTGTAGGTCTTTTTGGCACGGGTGCTGGAGGCTTGATAGAACAACAAGATCTATCTGTAGGCTCTCACACTGGAGCTCCATTAGGTGTAAAAGCTGGTGGTGGTGTTGGCACTAATAAAGCTGGTGGTAATTTAGAACTTATAGCTGGTAGAGGAACTGGTACTGGAGCTGGTGGATCACTTAGATTTTGGAGTGCAACTGCTGGTAGTAGTGGTAGTTCATATAATACTTCAGCTGTTAAGTTTACAATAGATAGTGATGGAGATGTTGATATTACTGGTGGCGCTACAGTAGCTGGCTTGATAAGTGCTACTACTGGAGCAGCAATGCTTGGCGATCAATATTTAATTTTTTCTGATATTGACAATAGTCACACTACAAGAGTTAAATCTTCAACTACTTCTACTAATAGAACAATATTGTTTCCTGACGCTGATGGAACTGTAGCTTTAACTAGTGATGTTTCAGATGAAACTGTATCTACTGGTTCTTTTATTTCTAAACAAGTTAAAGTTACTTTATCACAAGCTAATTGTAATAGTCTACATGCTATACCAATAGAGTTGATACCTGCACAAGGGGCTAACACTATTATAGTTCCTGGTAGTGGAATACTAATGGTAGACAGAAATTCAGCTCAAAATAATTCAGCAGCTGATTTAAATTTTCACTACGCAGGTAAAGAGCCTGGCATTTTTGGACAAACATCATTATGCCATGTGAGAAGGTTTATGTTTGGAAATACAACAGATATAGTTTATTCTTTAGGTGAAATAACTGGTATTGAAATATCACAAAATCTTACAGATCTTGTAAACAAAGGTGTAGAAGTTTCTGTAGATTCAGCTCTAACTTCCAACAGTATGAATTCAATAACAATATACTTAACTTATCACGTAATAGATATATCATAATATGGCACTAACAAGTAAAAAATATGAAAAATTTTATGAAACTACAGGAAGTGGTGCAGATAAAATAGACACTAAAAAATTAACAAATGTTACAAACGCTTGGGCCGCAGAAAAAGCAGAAGGCTGTCAAAAATATTTAGATGATCCAATAATAGCACCTCTAATATATCAGCTACAACAAATGCAAGATGAGTTAGATTATCTTAGAACAGAAATTGAAACTAATAAAAATAAAACTACATTTCCAGGCTTAGGAACTACTAGCACTACAGCTCTAGCTGGTGATACTGATTTAATAACATTAGGCTCTAACACGACATATAGTTTTTCTGATATGATAGAAAACAAAGGTGTTTATTCTATTAGATTAACAGCTGTTAAAGATTTTGGAGGTAAAACTGGAGTAGTAACAAAAAGTATAGATTTAAGATTAGTATAATGGCAACGTATAAAAACATATCAGCAATTAGTGGCATTGGATCTGGTAGTCCTGTAACTCTTATAACAAAGAACGGTACTAGAAGCGGAAGAATTAGAAAAATAAATATAGCTAATCATGATGATTCAGATTCTGTTGTTATTAAATTGTTTATAACAGATGGTAGTAGTGATTTTGTTATAGTTGAAACAACTATACCGCCAAGAGTTACTTTAGTTTTAGATGATAATTTGAGTTTTGACGCAACAATATATGATTTAAAAATAGCTACTAATAGTGATGCAGAGATAACAGTAATAATTAAATAATGAAATTAACAAAAGATATAATAGAAAAAGCCGTAAAACAAAAAGGCTATAAATGGTTTGAAAAAGGTGACTATAACCTTAATATAGTAGGAGTTAGAAACTCTGACACAGGAACGGAAGTAACAAATAAGTTTGATGATAAGATAACCATATCATTTAAATGTGATGGACAATGGGAGTTTTATTGTTACGATTGTACTACAGATCCAGGTAGATATTGGGTAGAGAATATAATGAGAGTAGAAGGTGTTGCTGTTTTAAAAGAAGGACAGTACTCTGGCTCTCATAAAATTAGATTACATCAAGGTAGATACGAAGCGTTAGGTCAGTGTAGACCAGTTACAGTTTATCGCGATGCTAATAAAGATAATAAGTTTGATTTAAGTAATGACAATACTCAAACAGGTTTGTTTGGCATTAATATACATAGAGCAACTAAGTGGGGTGGTAAAAAATCTAGTCAAGTAGATAAATGGTCTGCTGGCTGTCAAGTAATAGCAGCTAATGATGATTGGCATGAGTTTATGGATATATGTAGAGTTGCAAGAGATAAGTGGAGTAATAGCTTCACGTACACATTATTAGAAAGCAAAGATTTATAAAATGAAAAAACTATTATTATTATTTCTGATTAGTACTATTTGTACAGCTCAGATAAAAGACTTCTTTAAGTATTCGACTTTCTACACATCGATGTCTATGAACACGTCGTTTGTTGAAGGTGAAGATTATAAAGCAGTATCAAAAGGTTATGAGGATATTACGCAAGTCAATCCTTACGATTACAACTTAACAATTGGCTTGCGAAAAATAGCAAGGTTTGATTATGAATATAAAGTTAAGACGTGGTATTATGGTACTGAAAGAGCTGTTGCAGACAACGTTACTATTGGCAACGCTAACGGTTGGGAGTATTTGTTTAATTACTCTTTTGTACGTAATCGCGGTGAAAAGTTTAATGACCAAAATTTTTGGTTACGGTATCTCGGTAATAAGTTCGTTACTAAAATTCAATACACAGACAACGAGCGGGTAGATTTAAGATACATATCTACAGATATTAGATATAGAATCAACAAAGGTAATTGGGATTTTACGGTTGGTGTTGTAGGTAGAATACACCCGGCTTATGGTATAAATCCTATAGAAGATTTTTGGGTACCAGGTGAAAGTACATTCCAAGATTTAGCAGAAGACTTTGGTTATGTGCCTCAGCCTTGGATTCAAGGTTTTTACATAGACCAAAACTGGTATGACGTTAGTGGTGAAGACTCGGTATTAGTTGCTACCTCTAATGACGAGTTCTTCAACCACTACTTTGGTGACGCTGTGGCTAGATATAACGAGCGTGAACTAGAAAAGTTAGGTTTACAAAAAGAAATAAGTGCAGTGCTAGGTGTAGCATATTATAAGTACACGCCTAAATTTTGGCTGCATACGTGGTATAATTTCTTGCCATATCATTACGGGCTAGATGATTATTCGTACGAATATAAAGATAGCACTGCTGAGTGGGATGCTGGAGTTGTGCTTGGCACTAGGGTTACTAAAAACCTAGGTTTGTTTGTTGAAGGTATACACATGAAATACTGGGGCAAAGAAATATTTGAAATTAAATTCGGGTTTAACTATTTAATATTTTAATTATGAAAAAATACATTATAATTTTATTTGCGTTTATTAGCTCGTTTGCTAGCGCGCAAGAACTAGACTTTCAAGAATTATGCATTGCATGCGCAGAGCAAAATGGTTTTTATTGTGGTGATGATCCAGCAAACTGGACACAGTATTCTCCTAATGGTTGTGTACCTAACGGCCCAGATTTATTTTATTTAAATGACGGGTGGGAAGACTGTGTAGATGGTTCTGATGAAGCTGAAGCTGTGCCAACTTTAATAGAAGATTGCGGGCCTATTGGACCACCACCTTGTGATACAGTTTATGTAGATGTTGTACAATACGAGACTATATTTGATACTATACCAGAATACATATACGAAATTATAATTGACACTGTAGAAGTAGAAGTACTTGTGCCTGAGTATATTTATATCACTGATACAGTAACAGTATATGAAGATATTTTAGACACTTTATTTGTTGACGTTATTGAGTATGTTGACGTATTTGTTTACGATACTATAGTACAAATAGAGTATGTAGAGTTTATAGAATATATTACTGAGTACATAGACTGTGATACTGGCTTGCCTTGTAATGTTAGCATTGAAGAACTTATAGATAAATCTAAGCGAAATAGTGTAATATATAATATTAATGGACAAGCAATTAGAGAAAGACAAGGTTTATATATAGAAAACGGTAAATTATATTACAATGAGTAAAGAACTATCAGAAGATAGCAAGTTTCAAATAAGCATTAAAACATTAATCAGTATAGTAGTGGCTGTTGCTGCAATTATATCTGCTTATTTTGGCTTAATGGCTAGTATTAATTCTAAGTTTGCAGAGTTAGAAGGTAAAGTAGAAAAAGCTTTAGAGTTACCTAAACCAGGTACTGGTACATACACTATAGATATGGGTGACCCAGCTGCTACTAATACATGGCCACCAACTCGTATGGAGTTTAATATGAAAGATCAAATGGCTCGTAACCAAATAGACCAACTAATAAAAGACCTTGATGAATTAAAAGAAGAAATAAAATTATTAAGGAAATGAATATAACAAACGCTCTATATGTTTTAATGATGTGCTTTGTGTTCTGCGTAAGTACATGTTCAGCTCAAGAAGTTATTAATCAAAGTAACTTCAAAGACAAAATAGCTAAAGACATAGTTGTTGTAGAATTTTGGGCAGAGTGGAATAAAGCTAATGAGTTTACAGAGCTAAATAAATTAAAAGACAGTAGCGTATATAGAGTTGATATAATGCACTGTGCTAAATTACAAGCTGACTATAAGATATCAGCTGTACCAACCGTTGTTGTATTCGATAACGGTGTAGAAAAAGAAAGGTTTAACGCTAATATTATGTTTCAATTAGAAGCTGATAAAAAAACTATACAGACTTCTATTGATACTATAATACTAAATAAATTTCAATAACTATGGCATTTAAAATGAAAGCAGGTAAGGAAGGACCAATGAGAAAAAACTTTCCAAATGATATATCACCTATAAAATCTAACAAATTTATTGGAGAGTTAGCCACGGCTAGAAAAGAAGGTAGAGATACTTTCAAAGTAGATGGTGAAACTTTTAACGTGGAAAATTAATGGCTTATATACAAAGAAATAATCGTATACCTAAAACCGCTTGTGGTAGACGTAGAGCTGGTGGTATAGGTAGAGGTTTTAAAAAAGTAAATGTACAAGCACTAAAAGAAGTATCTAAGCAACTAGAAAAAGCTAGCAATACTCACGCTGGTCAAGCTAAAAAAATAAACTCTGCATTACCTAAAATAAAAAGAACTAAAATTAGTGGGCCTTGTAAAGCAGCAGCTAAGCGTAAGTTTAAAGTATGGCCAAGTGCTTATGCTTCTGGCTGGGGTGTTAGATGTACTCGTAATCCTCGTAAGTATTTAAAAAGAAAGTAATGGCATTATATAGAGCTACTCCTAATAAAAAAAAGAAAACATCTAAGTCTATCACGTGGAACGACTCAGATGCGCCTGATGCTAAAGGTAAGTTTAAAGAACTATCACCACCAGCTTTGGCATCATGGCTTATTAAAACTAGAAGAGGTAATTTGTCTAGAATAATAAGTAGCTTAAACCAACAGTACGTTTTTAATAGAGGTAAAAATCCTAGCTACGCTCGTAAAATGAAAACTGTTATGAACATAGTTAGAAAACGTTTAGGTAAAAAGAAAGATGGCTAAAGCTTATAGAGGTGTATTAAAGGCTAGAATAAATAAAATTTATGGTGGTGATGTTACAATTGACAAGTGTAAAAAATTAAAAGCTAGACCTGATGCTACACCAAGAGACAAACAATTATGTAATTGGTTTATTAATATGCAAACAAACAGACCTAAATCTCCACTTAAAAAAGATCCTAAAGTAGGTACGGGTAAAAAGCCTAAAGGTAGTGGTAGGAGATTATATACAGATGAAAATCCTAAAGATACTGTTAGTATTAAGTTTGCTACAGTAGCTGACGCTAGAAAAACTATAGCCAAGGTAATAAGAATAAATAAACCTTACGCTAGGAAAATACAAATACTAACAGTGCTAGAGCAGAGAGCTAGAGTTATGGGTAAAATGGAGCAAGCGAGGCTAGCTAAAGCTGCTAAGAAAAAATTAAAAGCACAAAGAAAAAATGTTTGATAACTTTAACATAGATAAATTTAAAAGTATGAAGCCTCCTGCTGATGGTTCTTTTACCACAATGCAAGAGATTAAGCAGTTAGAGAATACTCCTATGAATATAAATAAAGTTAAAAAGTTTGATAACATAGAAAAAACTTTTAAAGACGTGGCTAACAAGAATAACGTAACTAATTATGATGAGTCGTTAGTTAAAGACTTAATAGATAAGTCTGCTCCTATAATTATGAAGTTAAAAAACTATTTTAAAAGGCCAAGACCTAAAGTTATAGCTGCAAAAGTAAACATAAAAATGAAAGACTACGAGATGAAGTCTATGAAAACTCCTTCATATCCTTCTGGCCACTCAACTCAAGGTATTTTAATTGCTAATGTTTTAGCTGACAAATATCCTTCTGCTGCTAATGAATTTAAAAAAGCAGGTAAAAATATATCTGATAGTAGAAATATAGCAAAAGCCCACTATATATCAGACAGTAAAATGGGCATTAAACTAGGTAACGAAATGTATAACCATATTAAAAACAAAATATAAAATGAAAAAAGGTCCAATGAAGATGAAGAAAGCTTCATCAATGAAAATGAAAAAAGAATCAGGCATGAAAATGAAAAAAGGTGCTGCAATGAAAATGAAAAAAGGCGCAGCTATGAAGATGAAAAAAGAAGATTCAGTAATGTTGAAGCTAACTAAAAGCCAAATGAACACTGTCATGAAAATGATGGGTAAGAAAAAGTAATGGCTTTTAATCAAGAGGGTAATCCTTTTAAAAAACAAAAAGGAGGAGGCACAACTAAAACTTGTTTGCCTGCTGCTAAGATACGTAGTATGAGCAAGTCTGAACGAGACAGACTTGTTCGTGCTAAGAAAAAATCTGGTAAAGCAGGTAGGTATAAACGATCTTCTAAAACAAATGTTAAAGGTGCTCGTAAAAAAGGAGCTACATTAAGAGACTGGTTTAGAAAAGAAGATTGGAGGCAAGTTAATGATCCCTCTAAAAAATGCGGAGAAAAATAGATGTTTACACAAGGCAATAATCCATTTTTAAAATTAAGGAAAACTACTAGAGGTAAAGGTAGACACTTCTTACATGCAGACGAAGGCGCTGGTATGACTGAAGCTGGAAGAAGAGCTTATAAAAAAGAAAACCCAGGTAGCACTTTATCAGCGCCAGTTACTGGTAAGGTTAAGCCGGGTAGTAAAGCTGCTAAACGTAGAAAATCTTTTTGTGCTAGATCGCGAAGTTGGAAAAGTAAAAGAGGTAAAGCAGCTAGAAGAAGATGGAGATGTTAATTATGTGCCCTTGCCCTATATGTACTACCGCTGCAATAGTTGGTTTAGTAATTTTTAAAATAGTAATGAAATAAAAAAAAGGGGCCGAAGCCCCTTTATTATTTAACTATTTTTAATAGTCTGAATTGTTGTTCTCACATTTTGAGCAGCCTCTTTAATCGTCTGCATACTCTTTCTGGCTCTAGTTCCTGCTGATTTATTTCCTTTCATAAACTTTTCTATTTCCTCATGAGCACTGTGCATTTCATCTTGCATAGTGTCTAATAATTCTTCTAAATTCATATTTACATTTTATTAAATTAAACAACTTCACAGCTACCACCAGCACAAGCAAGCTCGCCTGATAGATCTGTGTTATCATCTGTCTCTGTTACTTTCGTTAAATCGACGTCAGATAATACTTTAGACATTTCGTTATATTTATCCTCCGTAATATCTTCAAACGGAGCTTGTGTGTAAGTACCACCATCGTATGGTAACACTGACAACCCATTGTAATAATCTCTATTACTCCACATCCACTCACCTGCTTTTTCCCACTCATCTTTTTTCAAAGATATTGTAGCTGATACATTATGTGTATTGCTACCACGTCTATGACCAGGCTTAATCCACTCTTGTGACACACGCTTAACTCTTTCAAGAGTATCAAACGGTGATTCAGTTCTAAGTATTGATTTAGCCGGAGCTTTTTGCGGTACAGATATCACCGCTGTATCGTGTGGCCTGAAGTATTCATCTTCAATAAGCTCAGGATGTTGGTTAGACAAATATGTATATATAGCCTCGTTCTTTCCTACGCGCATCCTACGGACATAATAATCATTATGCCATGCATGAATACCCGAAGACGTTCCGAGGACCAGAGATGTCGTCCCTGCAGGTTTTACGGTTGTGCATCTGGCTGAAGACTTAATCCCTAAGATCTTCGCTACTCGCGCGTTTTCTTTTGTCACGATATTTGCAGCTTCCTTCATATCCATTTGGAGCACAGCGGCACTCCCTATTCCTGTCATTGACACACCTATAAGAGCGTCTTTCTCTGTTGTTTCTTTCCATATTTCTCTAAGATAGTGGAAGTCGGTATACGCTGCTTGTAACGTTCCAATAAACGCTGCAGCTTTAACTCTGTTATTAAAATCTTCTTGATCTTCAATATCAGATACATTAACTTCACAAAGGTTACAAAACTGAAACGGCCTTAGTGCTATCTCACAACAAGGATTAGTTCCCCAGTCTTTGTCGTT